GCGCAGGGCTAAAGCCCTGCAGCTACGTCGTCAATCCCGTCGTTATACCCTTACGACCTCCTTCAAGCCTTTTCTCGATGGTGTTCAGGTGTTCACCAACAATCACGGCGATGCTGCGCGGTTCATCGGTTTTCACGCCCTCTGTGATTGCCAGCAAACGGGCTTGCGCCTTGTCCATCGCCACCGCAATGTCACCGCACTTGTTTGCGGCCAGCTCGGTCAGCTCGGCGGCGGCAGACATGATCTCGCGCCGCATGGAATGTTCCCGCACAATATCGGCATACCTGGCGATGTTCGCGGAGCTTGGCACGTTCTGCGCCAGCGACCCGATGTACGGCAAGCCACCTACCGCATCAAGGCGCTTTGCGGCATCAAGCATTTCCGCCACGGTGATTACATCCCATTGCTTCCCGGCTGCGGCCTGCTTGCGGATTGCCCGGTAAATCAGCCGGTGAGCTTCGCTGAAAAACGCGGATTCTTCCAGCTCGCCAAGCCGGTCGATTGCGCCGCAATCTATCAGCAAGCCTCCTAGCACACTTTGCTCAGCCTCTGTACTTTGCGGGATTTTCAAACCAAAATCTTCAGGCGCGTTCATGTTGATCCTCATATCTTCCCTCGCGCACTTTGGCGAAGTTCTCGGCCTTCAACAGCCAGTCCAACGAACAGACAAACGGTTTCCTTCCGTTACTGGCAACACGGCCTGTCAGGAACGGGATTCCTGCGATGTATTCAAACAATGCTTTCCAGTATTCCAAGTTCTGCCGGTCGGCTGATTCGTTCCACCTGGCTTTCAGTGTTGCCGCTCTTGCTGGTGTCCAGTCTTTAATCCTTGGGCTTGCAGGTAGTATTTCGTGGTATAGGTTTATGACCTCGGTATGCTGGCAATTCGGCTTGCCGATTGCTATAGCTTTTGATTCTTCTTGGTTAGTGGTTAGTGGTTTAGTGGTTAGTGGTTGGCTAGGCACTGGGTTATTCTGGGTTAGCACTGGGTTAGCGGTGGGTTTGTGTTTTGGCCTTCCACCCTTACTGCCATTGGTTTTCTGGCGTATTAGATATTCGTGATATTCCTTAATTTTCTCGTCAGCATGTTTGTTTTTTCCGTCTGGAAAGAACTCATCAAGCACATTTTGCAATGCTTTTTCATCAACTCGTAACCGGCGGGATAGTGTCGCTAACCCAGTGGTTAGCACTGGGTTTTCTGTGTCGTAGTACATATCCAGCAATCGCCGATACGCCAAATCTTCCTCATTTGTGAGGTGTTGGGTTTTCTTGGCGTAGTCGCCGATATTGAATTCGTAGAAGTGCATCACCCAGCCTTCAACATCTCTTTAGCGCACTTGCACCAGAACAATATCGCCGGGCGCTTGTTTGATCTGGATGGGATGGATTTCGCCACGGCGTAGCAGCGGCGGTATTCTGGAGTGCGGATGGTCATGGTATAAGCCCTTTGTGCAGCCCACAAATCAAGGTCGAACTCACTCTACGTTATGCCGCTTCATACGCCATTACGCTGTAGATGTCTTTGTACGCAAAAGGCGATTGTCATTTTTCAGTTTCATTTGATCCCGCAAAAACGGAATTAACTTTTCACGGTATAGAATTTCTACGTACTCTCGTTGTTTAGAAGAAAAACATTCCGCTTCGCCATCATCGCCTTCAGGTTTGCATTCTAATAGTTCCAGCATATCGCGCTCAACATCACTATTACCAAATGGCCGTTTTGGGTCTAACCCAATTCCGCCATATTCCATGTTTATAATTGTCAATTCTTTGAAAAATGCGTTTGCTAAAATCTGCAAGTCTTGTTCCTCGTTTCGCATACAATTCCTTTCATTCAAGTCGGACGCTCTACGCCTGAATTCTTGCAAAACGACGTTCCTCGCCTAACCCTGCATTCAGCTTCTTAGCCAAATTCTCGGCGTATGCCTTTCGCTGATCGGCGCTGTAAAAATCACCCGTAATGCGCAGAATAACGTCGTGCGTAAAATCGTCACTCATTATTGAGTGGCCGTCTGACGAAACATCCCAAAGACCTCTGTCATGTAACCCGTGAAGCCGTTCCCCGTATCGCAGTCACGCGCCTTACGAAGTGCCTTTTGTAGGACAGAGTTACGGTGACGCAAATCTTCGATGCTATGTTCCATCCGTTACCTCTCAGTCGGCGCAGGACAATCCCAACCCATGATCCAATCGCAGGCCGTGTCAAATGACACGCCGAACTTCGCAGCAACAGCGTCCACGATCTCTTTATCGGATGGACGCGCGGCAGGAATGGCAGCAGGATTGATCCGCGTAACCTTGCTGGCGACAGGTGGACGAATCGCTTGCGCCGATTCTGCAATCTGCGCGGCCTTGCGGCGCTCTTCGATGTTTGCGGCATCGAAGGCATCGTTCTCAGCCTTCGCTTTTGCGATTGCTTCTTGGTGCTGCTCGGCCTCTTCTGCTGCCTGCTTTGCCCGCTCTGTTGCAAGGATAGCCGCAACCTCGGCCTGTGCCTTGGCGGTGGCTTTTCGCTCTTCATCTTCTTGGATGCGGGCGCGGTGGGCTTCGGCCTTCACCGATTCATCGGATTTGTGTTTGACTATCCGCCCAATAACAATCGCTTGGAATGCTTCCATGCCGTTGCTGGAAATGAGCTTCGACAGGTCGGAGAATAGGAAGTCATAACCGGCAGATGATTCTTTGCACCACGCAAGTTTGACGCGTACATCCTGCGCCAGCGCATCGGCAGCAATCTTCCTGGTAGCAAGCTCAGAATTCACAGCATCGTGCATTGCGGACAGTTTCTTCATGTTGCGCATCGCCCCAATAAAGTCTGGCTGCACAACAGTCAGTCGCATCGGATTTATTTCAACCTCAAGAGCGGCAACATGCTTTACATATTCAGCCATTGCCACGCGGATAATATCCAGCTTGCGCGCTTCTTTCTCGCTCTTCACGAGCTTGTCCAGCACCAGCCGCTTGTCCCGAAGCTGCGCTGAAATGTGGTCAATCGTCCGCACCACTTCATCCACGGTGGACATCTGCGCGAGTACGCTGGATTTGGTCGCTTCCAAGTTACCCTCGGCTTCCTTACAGAATTTGACGGTGGCTTCTGCGTTGGCAAAATCATCATCAGAAACAAGCTCAGTCTTAATCGCCGCAATGAACGTGGTAGCCGCTTCCTTGAACTCGGCGAGGTTGCTGGCTGTCACCATGCCGGTAGCCTGCACGAACACGGCTGGCAGGGCTTTAATGGCTTCGGCTTGCGGCTTTTCTACCGGCTCGACGTGCTGATACCCGACAAGATCAATCGCAAATTGATTCCAGATTGCAATGATGTGGTCAAAGGATGTCGGAGCGTCGATCCAGCAATACTTCATCTTGGCTTCTGTTCCGTCCGATGTCATAAACAGGCATTTCTTCGCGCCGGACACCATCATCTGTTGCTCAATCTGAAGCTGGTAGTGCGGCTCAAGTACGCCTCGCTGAACCTGCGCTGCAAGATTATCAGACCAGAGCTTATGCTCGAAAACCACATCTTCATGCCATGTAATTCCGTCAAAACTTGCCAGCAGCTTCATGCCGTGAACTTCAATCATGCCGGTCATGGGCGATAGATCATCCTGCACGATTCCTTCTGCGATTGAGCGTGCAGCATCCTCAGCCGCATGCCCTTTGTTAAACAGCGCCTGTTTGAAGTCGTCAACTTCTGGAACGATTCCTATGGCCTTCTGCTTGAGCAGGTCGGCGCGGCTCATGTATTTCGACACACCGGCTGCTGCGGATAATTCGGATGCCGTGAAGCAGCCTTTTCGGGCTTGCAGCCAGGCGCTTGATCCTTGCGGGTGTGGAATTATTAACAAAATTTCACTCCTTTTGTGAGTGCTTTTTCGATAGACCAATTGTATTTTGAAATACGCATGGCGATTGTTGAAATCTTTATTCCTGTTTTTTTACTCCATCCTGCAAGCGTATCTCTTTCTCCTGTGTTCATTTCAGCCTCGCAATAAAAAAAGCTTCACCTGCGAACTCTCCATAGCTGGAGTTGGTAGAACGGCATGATGACCGCTAGTTCGCATGTGAAGCTTTACCATGTGTGAGCCTACCAAAGCTCTAGCGATATTCTGCATGATTATTACCGTGTCTGCAAGTGAAAAAATTACTGCGCATCACCCCTTTCCCAAGACTGAATTTCACGAATTACATCTTCCGGCAGGAGATATTTCGCCGAAAGAAAGTCGATTAGATTCTGCGCGGTTTCTTCCTGCCGCTCGATCAAGCTCTTCGCGCTGCATTTTGTCACAACGCCGTCACCGTCCACCTTGTCTGTCGAATACTTTTTCAGATCAGCAATGGTCATGGTTTTGCGTTCTGGTTTTACCTCTGCTTTTGGTTTGGGCTTTTCTTCTTGCAGTTCTTCGGCGTGTAAATCGCCCTTGTGCCATAAATCAAGTGCCGCACCGAATCGCATTGCAGCATTGCGCAGCGCGTCACCGATGCGCTCTTTTACGGCATTGCCACCTACCTTACCTTCAGCATCGCCGTACCCTAGCCGCGTCACACCGCATACCGTCAAGCGTATCCACATGCCGCCATTTTTATCCAGAGCAGGCATTCCATCGCTGTCGGTAACTAAGGGCTCCCAATTCCACGCTGAATCAGCATCGAGCAATCTATCGGTGAGTGCGGCATGACCAACGTAATCGAGATGCACAACTTTCGGATGATGCCATGTTCCGCAGATGGCACATCGAATCCCTTTTGTATAATCCGCCTTTACTTCTTCGGTTTGTTGTTTGGTCGGTTTTGGCAGTTTGCTAATTTGATGTTCTGGGAACGCTTTGCGAAGCACCGCCAGGCCAGACAGTATTTGTTTTTGTTCAAGCTCAGATATTACATCCTTTTGGAATTGTTGCTCATTCATTTCATTTCCCTTTTTTATTGATCTATA